ACAAAGGGGCTTGGCGGTATGATTGGAAAGTTGGCTGGAGGTTTTGGGAGGTTTATTCCAATTCTAGGGACTGCTATTACTGCATTTATGTTGCTTAATCCTTTGATTAAAAAATTAACGGGAGATGGTATAATTGGTCATATTGGAAAAGCTTTAGGGCTTATTGACACTCCAGCGGAAAAAGCTGCTAAATCTCTAACTGAGTTATCTAGAAGAGCTTCTGATGCGTTGTTTGAAGGGGGGAGTCCCGATTTTGTAGCAGGTAAGATAGCAGAAATAAGAACTAAAGCTATAGCCGAAAGTGAAGGGTTGAAAGTATCGGATGAAGATTTAAAAGATCCAAAAAAGGCGTTTGATATAACGGTCGAAGCAGCTTCAAAAGTTTTCGCTAGATCAAATATGACTGAAATGGGGCCAGCGTTTCAGAAATCGCAGCGTGGAGACGCTAATCCCTTCAAAAAAATGTTTCGAGAAGCTTCTTTCTTTCTTCCAAATGACTTAAAAGAAAAGAAAATCAAGGATTTTAAATCAAAAATGGACCCTTCTACACAGAGACCAAGGGCGGCTTTCGATAAATATGGCGTATTACGTAGTGGTCCTACCCTCGATGAATTCAAAGAGAATTTGAACGCGCCCATTAAAAAAACTCTCAGTGAAGATCAGCAAAAAACATTAAGGGATGTTCAAGAACAATTAAGTAAGATTATTTTTCAAGAATTGTTAAGTACTCTTCCACAAGAAACCAAAAACAACTTAAAAAATCAAACGCCTCAAGAAGTCCAAAAACTAGGTATGGATCAAATGAGTTTTTTGAGCGAGACAAATCAACAGTCTTTAACTGAAAATATAGCTGCAATAACGTTGGGTAAAGTGGAGGGAAAAACTGATATTGAACTTGTAGACTCCTATAATGCTATAGAAGCTATTTTAAACAATATAAAGCAGAAGCAAGAAGATATAACAAAATCTAAAGGAAAAGAAGCTGGATCAGCTCTAATTAATACCGCTAACGCCAAAGCTCAATTAAAGTCAACAATTGAACTAAGAAAGGCTCAATTATCAAATACCACAGCAAAAGAAGGAGAAATAGCAGTAGCTAAAATATTAGGAACTCTTACAAAAGGAGAAATAAGAAATGAAGAGCTTTTACTTAAGCTAGATCAGATGCGTATAAGTAACGCTAATGAAAGACTTTCCTTAGTTGCTGAAGAGATAGATAAGATTGAAGGGGTAAAAGAAAACGCTGGAGCTGTAGCGGCTATAGAAGAAAAGTTAAAAAATGTATCTGCGGATACAGTAAATAATACTGAGAAATTTAAAACACTTTTAACTCAGACACTTAAACCTTTCGTAGAAAATGACGAGAAAGCGAAAAGTATTGCTGACAGAATATTAGCTGGAGCAAAAAATACTGATCAACTCAAAAAAAATGGGTTAGATGCTGCTGAAGCTCTTGGTAGAACTACAAACAACGCTAGCAATCTTAGGGATGTTTTAAAAGAAGCTGCTGAAGCTGCTAGCAGGGTTAAGATTTTGGATGAAGGTGACGTTGCGTTTGCAGCTAAGAGCAGGGATCGTAAGCTTCAGAAAAGAGAACTTGGGTTACAAGATCAACTCAGGGGAGCTGAAAACAGAAATGATAAAAATGCTGCCGATGCTATTAGGAAACAATTAGCGGATTTTAATATAGAGAAGTTTGGAACCCAAGAAGCTAAAGATTTAAGAATTCAAGAACGTGAAAATTCGGCATTCTCAGCAGCAAGTCAAATTATAAGCAATGCTGGTATAACAAATCCAAACGTAAAACAAGCTCTTGAAGAGGTCGCTAGAGGGAACGTTGAGTTTACAGACCCAGATGATGGTCTTGAGGTAGCTACAGATGTAAACAAAGCTTTTGAGAAATCATTAAGAGCTAGTGGCACTAATGAAGAAGATATTAAAAACGCACTCGCTCAAACAGATGCCCTGTTTAATATGAAAGACCTAATGATGCAGATTGAGGAGACTAGGATGACTTCTCTAGATATCTCTAGGCAGGAGCAAAAGATGCAAGAGCAGTCTCTAAAGGACGCTAGAGATCAACTCGACATTGACACAAGAAGCGTTAAAATTAGATTGATACGTTTGAATAATGGTATTCAAGAAAGTCGTCAAGCAGCAATGGCACAAAAGGAATTTGAAGCGCAACAGTCTGAGAAAATGGGACTAGGCGAAAAAGCCGCTTTTGCCAGAGAAGATTTTAAAACTATTAAAGATAATAAAAACTTAACTCCAGCAAACGCTCTTGAACAAGCCAGACTAGAAAGCAGCTTTAGAGACAGAATGAAGAAGAAGCTGGTGAAGGATGATAAAACTATTAACTCTGATTTCTTAGATAAAATGGTTGCGTCTTCCGCCCAGTTTAGAGATAACTTCGTATCAGCGTTTGCAGAAGGTATTAAGAGTGTAGATGATCTTGAAGATGCGTTGCTAAATGCGGCTGATCAGTTTTTGAAAGCCATGACCACAAACTTTATCGATAAGTTTATGGATCAAGCTGCGAGTGAAGGTCTTGGGGGTGAAGGTTCTAAAGGTGAAGGCTCTGGAGGCGGAGGGTTTATGGGATTTCTTAAATCTGCTGGTTCATCTATTGCTTCAATCTTTGGCTTCGCTGATGGAGGCAAAGTTCGCGGCGGCTCTGGTAGCCGTGATGACGTTCCAGCCATGCTAATGGGTGGAGAGTACGTCATGAATAAAAAAGCTGTTCAGCGTTATGGGCCGGGATTCATGGAAGCTATAAACTCTGGCTCTCTTCGTGGTTTTGCTAGCGGAGGTCAAGTTAGAGATAGAGAGGGCATGTTTACGACCCCGGGTATGCGCGGCGCTGGAGCTATTGTTGGAATGAAAGACCTTATGTCTTTTGCTACTCAAACCCCAACAGCCTTGGGTAGAGATGATATAAGGTCTGAAGGAGCTTTCTTAGGCGCTGAAAGTGGAAGAATGACCATGTTTGGTCGAAGGAATAATCCTCAATTCAAAAAGGTGCAAGATGCCAAGAGGCAAGCTCTTGGTTTAGTAGCGTCAGAAAGAGAAGCTCACGAACAAGCAAAGAAGCAAGAAGTTAGCTTGGGCGACATGTTAATGTCAGCTGCCATTAGTACTATTGTTAGTTATGGGGTTTCGGAAGGATTAGGAAAATTAGAAGGGGCTGACGGTGAACCTTTAATTGGCAAAGGGATGACGGGACTTATATCGTCTGGAGCAGGTAACTTTGCTGGAGTTAAGCTTACTGATGCCCCCGCTTCTGGTGGGGTGTTTGGAGCTGCGGCATCGAGTGGGGACTTGATGAATATATTTTCAGATCCCAAGGCTGAAAAAGATCCCGAGACCAAGAAAGTGGCTACAGGAGGATTAATTCCCGCTGCTGGAGGAGTTGATACAGTTCCTGCTATGCTTTCAGGTGGAGAGTTCGTCATGAACGCTGCTGCCACAAAGAATATTGGAGCTGGTAATTTACAGGCGTTAAACTCTGGAGCTGGAACTGGTGATAATACCGATCTCGTCGCCAAACTTGATCAGTTAATTACTGCAACCGAGACATCTCAATCTACAGGTGATATCAACATAACAATCAATGGCTCTAATGGCACTGAAAGTCAAACAGGAGGCGAAGATGCTCCAGAAAGAGAAAGAAAATTATCTGAGAGAATTAAAGTCGCCGTTAAACAAGTGATTGCAGATGAACAAAGATTAGGAGGACAACTTAGAAAGTAATGTTTGGATCAAGATTAAATGACGAAGTAGCTGTAAACATAGCTTCGAACCATATTTCTGGTATTAGCTCTGTAGACTTATCATACTCTAATAGCGCAAATATACTCAAACCTTTAGGCTCCAAAAAAGGTTTAACTACTGTCGGCGGGGCAACTCAACAAAAACTTTCTATCTCTAGACATCTCATATACAATGATGTTATTTTAAGTTTTACTGGTTCCAATGCTATGGCTGGTCAAATTGTATACGGGGGGACCGCATATGGCTTTAGTAATGGGTTCTTAGATTCGTATTCTGTCAATTGCGCGGTAGGATCTGTGCCAAAAGTTAACGCTTCTATTTCTATTTTTGATGAAATGGATTCATCCAATGAAACTATAGGAGATTTTAGTTCTAATGAGGTGAGTATTAACATTCCATCTCAAGGATCAATTAGTATAACGTGCGACAATTCTACTACAAATAGGGTTATTGGTTTCGATTACTCCATAAAAGCTAATAGAAAACCTCATTTCTCAATAGGTAGCGAAGCTGCGGTTTCTGTCGAGCTTGTCCCACCTTTGGAGTTCACAGCTCAGGTTCAAATTGAAGTTGATGAAACTGTTCCTGATAATTCCTTTGATTTTTTATCCAACAGAGAAAACAAATCTGTTTCTTTCGATATTGACGGTAGAGGTGGACAGGATATTCAGGCATTGACGATTCCTAATGCCACATTGGTAAGTGAATCTATATCAGCTTCTGATAATGGTTCTGCTATTTTAAATTTAAATTATATTGGTCATGGCTTCTGATTTATTTTACAACAGGGACTCAAATATTTCTGGAGTTACAATTCAGTCTGATTATTCAGGTCTTAGTTTAACTCCCGTCTACGGCTCTAAAGCCTCTTTTAAGTCCAAGAATTTTACATACGAGGTTGATGATTTTCAAATCAACTCCATACCTCACTCAATGAATAGTTTAGAGGTTCAGTATGATGTGCGGTATGACTTAAATGAAGCAAATACCCAGAAACTAGCTGCATTTATCGAGAGTAAAAATGGTAATCAATTGTTTGATTTTAATATAGATAATAGCGGGATTTATAAATCTATGTCTGGGGTGTCTGACAACTATGCGATTAATCATGTCAACAACCAGCATTATGAAGTCGCTGTTTCTTATTCTGTGGATCAGGCTCCAAATTTATTTAATTGGTCTGGGATGAATTTTGTTAATTTAGATTTCCAAAACTATGCTTACTCTACCACTTATGAAAAATTTGATGTTGTTTTCACTGGCATAAGTTCCAATAAACTAAACAACTATTATTACTGTACGGAAACCCACTCATCTTCTGCTGCGAATTCCCCAACGGGGGCTAGCTCA